CTCCATCTGCCCCGTCTGCGCCATCGGATCCATCCGACCCAGCGGACCCGCCGTCGACGACGGAGATCGCGATGCCTGACGTGACGCCGCTGTCGTCGTGCTCGACGAGCAGCGTCACCGTCGATGTGCCGCCGCCGATGATGGTCTCCGACGTCGCCTCGCCAGTTTCGCTTTGAGTCGCGGCCGTGAGCGTGCTGCCGGATCGGGTGACGCGGATGACGTGCGTCGCGACGGAAGAGGCTCCACGATAGACGGTGAAGGTCACGTCGTTCGTGGTTGGGGCCGGGGTGTAGGCGCCGCCATCAGGCGCCCTGACCCATTGGGCGAACTCGGGCACGATGCCGAAGCCGACCGCGTCGTCTCCGGCTGGTCCTGTCGCACCGCCGAACGTCGCAGCGACGCCGCCAGTCGGGCTGACCGGCTCCCAGGTGCTGTGCCCCTTAACGCCGCCCTGCTCTTTCCCGGAGCGGCTCCAGAAGTACCGTGTGACGCTCGTGGCCTTAGAGACGAACAACGAGGAGGCCTTGCGCCTCGAGAGCAACAGCGCGCCGGTCCGGTCGTTCGTCGTGGCTTCCCAAATCTCAACGTAGTCGTGCAGGTCCGCCGGCGGCGAAGTCCACGTGAGCAGCACGCCGGCACCGTCGGCCGTCGCGGCCAGGTCGGTCGGCGCGGGCACGAGCTCGTCGACCGACTCACCGAGCGCGATATTCGAGGGCACGTACTGGACGCGATGATTTGGCTCCCAGCGGTCCTCGACGGGGGTGCCCGGATCCATGCCCGTGCTGCCAGTGGGCAGCGTGCTCGTCTGCATCGTGAGCTGATCCATCGGTGTGCCCGTCTGGGGCGTCGATCCCTGGCTCGCGAGGAAGGCGGACGACAGGTCCGGATAGGTCACGGTGTCGCCGTCGAGCAGCACATAGAGCGCGCCGGGCGCGCCGCCGCCGCCGGCGCCGGCATTGAGCGTGATGCCGGGCACATAGGTCCCGCCCGCGGCCCCGTTGGCGCCGCTGAGGTCGATCTCGCCCGACACGCCAAAGGCGAGCCCTCGGCATATAAGAAGGAGTCCGGCGCCGCCGTCGCCCCCGGTCCCGCCCAGAGCGCGCACGACGGTCGTGCCGTTGTTATTGAGGCTGTAGACCGTCCCGCCCCAGCCACCTGGTGCGCCTCGGAGCTCGGCCGGCAGGCCCACCAGGGTGTCGCTCTCGACGGATACGTTGAGGGCCGGGAATGCGGGATTGACGCCCCTCGAGAGCGGCGGCATTGCGGAGTCGGCATGGAGCGGGAGGCCCAGGATCATCGTCCGCAAGCGAATGCCCGCGGATCCGCGCGAGGCGCCGATGAAGCCCTCGACCTGGTCGGGTGAGTTGATCATCGAGGCGCTGACGCTGTTCGGATCGGACAGCCCGGAAAGCCCGTTGCCGGCGCCGTCGATCGAGCCGTTGACCGTCAGCGTTCCCTTGATGCGGAGCTGCACGTTGCCGGTGATCGATACCGTCACGCCGGCATTGATCGTCAGGTTGCCGTTGTAATAGAAAACGGCCACGCGAGCGTCGGAGCCGCCCGTGATGGTGCCGCTCGCCGTGACGGCATCGCCGGCGATCGTCAGGACCGACGTGAGGTTCGTGCCTTCGGAGGTGTAGTAGGCGTCGGGGAGCACCGCCGCGGTGCCGCCGCCGGCGTCCTGGATGGTGCGCGACGTCGACGCGAAGACTCGGACCCTGACCTTGCCGGTCTTCCAGTTCACCTGGCGGCCCTGAATCTCGACGGTTCGATTGAGATAGGCGGCGCCGGCGAAGTCGGGAACGCGCTCGAGCACGAGCTGGGCGGTGTCGCCGATCTCCAGGTTGTTCAGCGCACGCGAAACGGTGAGATCTGCCTCGATGGGCGGTGCACCGTAGCGCTCGGTGATGTAGTTGAAGATCCGGTTGAGCGTGGCGCGCGAGTGGTTCGAGACGTGGATCCCGCGGAGGTTGAGCGTCAGCGGCCGCGATGCGCCGTGGACGGCGATGCTGTTCTCGTTCCGCAGGATGTCGGTGCGCGAGAAGTCATCGCCGTCGTGGTTCCAGTTGACGACGACCCGGTTGATGACGCGGGCCAGAGCATGACGGACGTCGCCATGCTCGATGATGTTGTGCGCATAGAGCACGACGGCGGGCGAGCTCGTTGAAACGATCGAGGCGAGCCGCTTGATGCCGAGGATCCCGAAGGTGTTGACGGTGGGATAGGTCCCCATCGTGACGTGGAGCTGCTCCTCGGCGAACTTCTTGCCGTCTTCCTTCTGCAGGTTGACGAAGCGGAGCACGAGGCCGCCGTCGAGATCGGCCGGATCGTAGAGGTCGGTCCCGATCGCCTCGTAGGCGTCGGCGTCGACGTAGGCCTCGTCGATGCCCATGTGCCAGCGCGACGGGAGCGTGTTCGAGCTCGAGAGGATGACGCCGGTCTGGATGGCGTAGAGAAGCTCCGGGCCCGGCATCTCGAGGTAGATGAACTCCTCGATCTCCGGCTTCCGGTCTGCCTCGGTGCCTCCGTCAACGGTGATCGGCTGCGCAACGGTGTTGAAACGCGCGCGCGTGCAGCCGGTGAAGCTGGTCGCGGTCGTGCCGGTGTAGCGCACGATCTCGCCCGTCTGCTTGATCTTGAAGTAGCCGACGGTGTCGCCGGGAGCCTCGGAGAACGCGGCCGTGTGCGCGAGCATCTCGAAGCCGGTCGTGTCCAGGACGTTGATCGTGGCATCGGTGGCCGTGATGCTCGACGCGAGGCGGGTCTTCTGCTGCTCGAAGATCGAGACGCGCTGCTCGCGGGTCCGATCGGAGCACGTGAAGACGTAGGAGCGGCCCTGGCGGGACACGGCGTTGACGACGTAGGTGTCGACGCGATTGTCCTGCCAATCAACAAAGTCGTCGGTGTCGCCGGTGATCACGCGGACTTCTTTGAGGTTGAGGCCGCGATCGTTGGTCAGGAGCTGGGTGCGGATTTCGTCGGTGAGCGACTCGTCGATGTCGACGGCCGTGAATGACAGGGAGCCGATTGTGGATCGGCCCTGGTCGGGATAGAGGTCCTGGCTCGAGGACGAGAGATCCTTGAGCGCGCCGTGGATGACGTTGCCAGGGACGTTGGCAATGCCCGGCCGGTTCGTGATGTAGATCGAGCCCGTCTCGTAGATGATCGCGACGGCGGTGCGAGGGTCCCTGTTCGGCTGGGTGATCAGGGCACCAGGAGCGTCACGCCTCACTTACGGCCACCGCTTGACCTTGAAGGAGTACTTGAAGCCGGTCGGGCCGAGCTGCTGCTCGTCGATCGAATCGTTGACCAGCCAGACGTCGACGTCGGTGCCCGGGCTCGCGATCGTGCCCGTGAAGTCGATCTGGAACATCTCGCGATTGGCAACCGACGAGAAAAACTCGTTCCAGTTGGCGCGCGCCGCGGGCAGGACAAGGTCCGAAACGACGTCGTATTCGAACTGGATCGCGTCGAGATAGCCCTCGGGGGTGCCGTCGAGCGTCTCATCGAAGTCACCCTTGTGGATCCGCCGGCGCGGGAACTGCTCGAGGTGGGTCTCGATCTGGTACTCGGTCGAGGCACTATGCCCGCCGACGAGCTCGCCGCGGTCGACGGCGATGTAGGTCAACACTGGCACGGTCAGTCGCCTCGGATGATGGCGGCCTGGCGGGAATCGCGCGAGATGATCACGACGTCGCGATCGTTCGCGGCGCGAGAGAGAACCTCGGTCATGAGCTCCTCAAGATCGGTGGCGCCGCCCGGGCCGTAGAAGTTGTTGCCGTAGATCTCGACGCGGGTCTCGCGGCGGCCGGCATCGGACGACGGAAGGCTCGGCACGCTCGGGATCGGTTGACCGCCGAACGTCGGCGTTGACCCGGCAGCTGAAGGCGTTGTGCCGCCGCCGAATTTCGCCCCCTTGATCGCCGCGATCTGAGCTGCGCCGGCAGCGGCCACCAGGCCGGCCATGACAGGACCGAGGATCGGGCCGTAGCTCCAGGCCTTCGTGATGCCCTCGGCGATGTTGATGGCGGCATTCCCCAGTGCTGCAATCTGGTTGAGCCTGAACATCGCCTTGTTGTGCGTGGCGACGCCGGCGGTGACGGCCTCGAGCTGGCCGAGCACCGTCGCTGCCTGCGCCTTGGTCGACATGGCCGCGAACTTCTGGCGCTCGGACCAGCCGGACTCGGCGATCCGCGTGAGCTCCTCCTGGCCGCGGCGGGACACCTCGGCCGAGAGTTCCTGCGCGCGCATCTGGTCGATCAGCCCCTGCTCGTGGGCATCGTGGATGATCTGCTGGCGACGGTTCATCGCCTCGATTTCGATCTGCTCGCGCGTGAGCGTGTGCTGGCGGACCTGCTCGAGCTGGGTCTCGATCTGCGCCTGCATGCGCTCGGCGGCTTCTTCGGCCGCCCGGCTCGCGGCTTCCGAGCTGCCATCGTCTCCAATCACGGGAGCGCCGCCGGTGGCGACGATCTCGGCCGAGCGCGCGGCGACGCCCTGGGCGGAGGCCTCGGACGCCGCTCGCCAGCGCTCCATCGCCTTGGCGATCTTCTCGCTTGGCATCTCGGCGGCGGCGAGCTCGCTCAGAAGCGCTGCAGCGTCCTCGGCGCTCAGGTGCAGCGACTCCGCGATGGAATCGAGATTCCTGCTGGCGACGTCGAGCCCGACCGCAGGAACGGTCATGAGCGGATTGATCTTGCTCATGAGGTCGTAGACGTTCGATGCGCCGGCGGTGATCGCCGCGAAGCTCTCGACCGCGACCTCGGACATCTTGAGGATGGAGGTCTCGATCAGCTGGAAGATCATCCGCCAGCCCTGGAAGGCGTCGCCCACGAAGCCGGCGCCCGTGGCAATTCCGTCGATTGCCCTGCGCACCGTCGCGCCCATCTCCTCGGCGTCGCCAGTCGCGCCGAGGAACTGATTCGCCATACCCTCGATGATCGGCGAGAGCTCGACGGCAATGACGTTGCCGAGGCCCGCGATGCGGGACCGGACGCGCGACATCGCGTCGTTGGCGGCCTCTACTTTCGCGGCATCGAGCCGGCTCACGGCGAGCCCGAGGCGATCGGCCTCCTCGGCAAAGCCCGCCATGGCCGAACTTCCCTCGCTCATCATGGCGATGAACTCGAGGCTGACGCCGCGGCCGAAGACCTTCTGCGCCAAGGCGGCCCGCTCGGTGGCGTTCTCGACCTCCGACAGGGAATCGGCGATCCGGAGGAATTGCTCGTACGTGTTTAAACGCATGAGCTCCTGCGACTCGAGGCCGAGCGCATCGAGCGCGTCTGTGGCACTCGCCAGCCCGGTCGTCGCGTCATACAGCGTCTTCCGCTGGCGCTGCAGCGCCGCGTCGAGCTCGTCGCTGCCGACGCCCGCGAGATCGGCGCCGTGGCGGAGGCCCGCGAGCTGCTCGGTATGGATCGCGAGCGCGTCTGAGGCCTTCGCGAGCGCGTCGATGTTCTCGAAGCTGCGCTTCGTGACCAGCGCCAGCGCCGCGGCGGCTGCTGTGCCGGCCAGGACAGCCCGCTGGCCGAGCTTGCCGAGGTCGGCCTCCAGCGACTTGAACGCCTGCTCGCCCGTTCGCTTGGTCGCGAGGACGATATCGGCTGTGGTTGCTGGGCTAGCCATTATTTCCCATCCATCGTGTCAGGACGCTCATCGCTCGAAAGTACGTGTACGGCTGATCGAGCAGCCCTCCTGCCAGTGGCAGGACTCCGTTCCGGTAGTGCGCAAAAAGGTCGAGGTAGAACCTCGAGGTGGGCGTCACAAGCTTTCGCAGGCAGCGATCGCTATCGATGACGCCCTCGATCTTCCACCGGTCCCCGAACGGGCTCCGGCCATCCGAATCGCAGCGGCATGCGTGACAGGGATAGTTCCCAGGCTCACGCGCCACAACCGCTGCGATGATCAGTTTTTTTCTGCTTCCTCCGAGTCCACCTTCCAGGCTTGGAGGCAGAGCTCCACGCCGCAGGCGATCACAAGGTCGTAGGGGATGCGGTCCTTGTCCCGCGGCCAGGCGGCAGTCCTGCCCTCGATCGTGAGGTTCTCGATGCCGCGGCCGCCGTTCAGGCCCATCTCGCCGGCGACGTACCAGGTGCGGTTCGTCGGCTTGCCGGATTTGTCATAAGTGTCGAAAAGCTCGACGATCTGCGGCTGCGTGAGCGGTGCGATGCGGAACTTGACGGGCTTATCGCCTGTTTGCCCCTCCGGCGTGAACCAGTACGGGGTCAGTTTCTGGGAGATTTCCACTATAGTTGCCCTGTTTTCATTTGGGAGAACGCCATGAAGATGCTGTTCCTGGGACTGCTCGCCGTCTCGTCGCTCGCGATCGCGCAGGAGGAATACCGGCCAGCGCGCATCATCGATGCAAGTTCAGGCTGGGGGATGGAGGCGGGAGCCTTTGGTGATGTGGAGAACGCACATCAGAACTCAATCACCATCGAACTAGACGGGATGCGCTACACCGCGCAGTACAACACGCTCACCGGCGGCAAAAACTCGGCAGCGAACTTCATCGTTGGCGCCGAGGTTCAGGCCCGCGTACACGACGATCGGCAGATCTGGATCCTGCGCGAGGACGGCAAGCCGCTAAAGATTCGAATCACCCGGCGCGAGATCGTGCAGCCTGAATAGGCTCAGGTGAAGACGAGCGAGAAGTCGTTCGTGCCGTCCGTGTCCTCGCAGCCCATCGTGATATTCGTGATCATGAGCTCCTCGCGATCTCCGAACTGGACGTCACGCTCGTAGGCCAGAGGCACACTGAGCGCAAAGCGATTGCCGGCCGAGCTGCCAACCGTGCCAGTGGCGACTGCCTGGCTGGTGCCGGCCCGGAGAAGGCCGACCCAGTCCTTCGTGCTGATGCCCTGATCCTCGGGATCGA